GCATCGAGCGGTCGATTTACGGTTCCATACACCGGATACTACAGGATTGACGCATATTTCAACCTTGTAGCAGATACTTCTACTGCAAGCGTTACTATTTACATTAGAAAAAATGGCTCAAACGTATTGTCGTCAAAGTCTTTTAGTGTCACCAGCAGTGGATATCATCCGATTAGTTTAATGTATATTGATCAAGCCTCTGCAATTACCGATTATTATGAAATAATTGTTGGAACTACGCAGACGCTGATTGTTGACAGCGGCTCCTCATTCTCCATCCAGCGGATTCAGGCTTAAGCCATGAGCGAACGCGCACCACGGCGGTACACGGATGGGTCTGTCACCTTTGAGGGTGGCATTGACGCTGGTGTGATGCCGTCTGAGGTGGATAAGAATCAGGTCGCCTTCGCGGTAAACGCCAGCTTTCGGCAGGGATTCATCTCTCCTCGACCCGGTTTCATCCAGAAAGATTACGACGTATGCTTGTCGATTACGGCAGACAGCACACTCGTAACTGCGGATCAAACCAATGTCACGGCGGACGGCTACTCCGAGGAGTGCTACGGTTCGAGCAATTTGACCGGCGTGTTCCAGTGTGCGCTCCCATACATCGGCGACAACGGAGCGACGTTCATCCTGATGTTGATCAGTGGTAAAGTGTGGCTTTACGACTGCCTTCAAAACAGCGTTCAAAACCTTTCAGCTTCGCCCAATCTTGAGAACCCATCGAACATACTCGATGGCTGGATGGTTCAGGCGGAGAACTTCGTCGTCATTCAAGATGGCCAAAGCGCACCGCTGATCTTCAACGGATCAAGCCTGCGCCGCGCAACCACCGACGAAATCAAGTGCGGAAGAGTAATGGCCTACGTCAACGGACGTATCTGGTACGCGCTTGCAAATGGATTCTCATTCAGAGCAACCGACATTGTTTATGGAGATGGTACGCGAGCAAGTGTTCTCAAAGAAACCGAGAACACCTTCCTCAACGAAGGCGGAGACTTTGCGGTTCCGTCGGATTCAGGAGGAATCACTGCAATGGCCGTCCCCGGCGATCCAGATACGTCGCTTGGTCAAGGGCCGCTCCTAGTTTTTACTCCTCGATACGTCTTCTCGGTTCAAGCTCCTGTTGATCGTGATACATGGAAAAACCTGAGCTATCCGATTCAGGCCATCAGCTTGCTGACCAGCGGTGCGCTTGGCGCTAGGTCGGCCATTACTGTCAACGGCGACGTGTTCTACCGCGCAGTCGATGGTGTCCGCTCGTTCATCATCGCTCGTCGCTCGTTCACTGATCCGGGGAATACGCCGATCAGCGGTGAGATTCTGAACATCGCTGAGAACGATCAAACCAGTCTTCTGTGGTCTGGATCTGCGGTCGTGTTCGATAATCGATTGCTGATGACCGGACAGCCTCGGTACAATGCCGAAGGTGTTATCCACAAGGCGCTGATGGTTTTGGATTTCGACCTGATTACGTCGATGCGGAAAAAGTTTCCTCCCGCGTGGGCTGGAATCTGGACCGGACTCGATGTGTTGCAGGTCTTGAAGACGGAGAGCGTTTACGGAGATAGATGCTTTTCGATTGCTCGCGGTGAAAACGGGACGATTCAGATTTGGGAAATCAGCAAGGGCGATAAGTTCGATAACAACATTGCTGATGGAAAGAAGGAGATTCAGTGGCTGGTTCATACTCGCGCCTACAACTTCGAGATTCCGTTTGGATTGAAGCGGCTTGATTCGGGCGACATCTTTATTGATTCGTTAGACGGAGACGCTTCTTTCAATGTCGAGTATAGACCCGACCAGTACCCCGGATGGATTGAGTGGGCAGACTGGGCTGAATGCGCGACAACTTTGCAGTGCCAACCCGCTTGTCCGCTGGTCAATTTTCAGCCGCAGTATAGGCCGAAGATGCGCTTGCCGACTCCTTCGGATATCCCGTGCAATTCGAGCATTAGCACCCCGACTCGAAATATGTACGAGGTTCAAATGAGCCTGACAGTTACGGGATATTGCCGCATCAAGAGCATCCGAGTTCACGCTTACGACGTTCAGGAACCTGCGGTGGGCGAGTGCCTTGTTTTCGAAGGATGCAAGACTCTTGATGCTTGCGACGTAAACCCGTTTACCTACACATCGGAATAGTATGCCAAACCTAACCTTAATCACGCTTACACCTCCAAGTCTTCCGGTGAGTTATTGTCCGTTGAACTACCAGAACTTGGCCAACGATATCATCGGAGGCACGCAAGCCGTTTTCAACAGCACGATTGGAAACTCGTTCTTCAATTTTGGACCGACGTTTCCATCGATCAACAATCGGATTTATCCGTGGCTTGATCAAGATGGGCAGTGGTGGATTTTTGATCAGGGATTCTGGGTTTATAAAAACACGGTTGCGGCGAATGGTTATGATCGTCGCATCTTTGTTGGAACGACCACGGATCTTCTTTCGTACGACGGCGGTGATGGAACTTCCGGCACTCCGACTAATTACACCGGAGCGATGTGGATGGTTGATACGCTGTTTGACGCTCGCTTCCCGGTCGGTGTTGGTGCTTTTGCGGCGAGTGGTGCGGTTGCTGTCAATGGAACCGCAACTGCCACATCAATTGTCGGTGAGGATCAGCACTTGTTGACTACGGCTGAAATGCCGACTCATACGCATCAAGTTTCAATAAAGACTTTTGGTCATGGAGGAAACGATGGCGACAGAGTGGCTGCGGACGGTGGAACATCATCTCCAACGCTTACCAACAATGTGACAGCATTCCCAAGCTCAACGCTAGATCCAGATGTTGATGCTATTGCTGCGAATACAGGTGGAAACGCTGCCCACAACAACCTTCCTCCGTTCTACGGCGTTTACTTCATCAAGCGAACGAGCCGAATCTATTACACCAAATGAAGCTAATCGTTCAGGACATTCGCTCGACAATCGCCCGTGTAGTCGGCGTCTGCGTCGATGACCCTCGCGTTTACGACTACATCAATCAGGCGTGCCGACGGCTTCTGCACAAGGGGTTGTGGGCAGGCGCATACGGACGCTTCACTATCCACACGGTTGGAGGGTGCATCACTTGGCCGCGTCATATTGAAACCATCGAGTCCGTCGCTGATTGCTGCGGCGTAGGAACGGTTCGCAATCAATGGTTTGAATTTCAGGAAAGCGGATACGGACTGCTCGGCGAGAGCAATGGCGCGTGTGTCGGCAAGCAGCTTGTGGATCGTGGCACCGTAGTTTCTTACCGCGACATGTCCGGCGAGACGAATAGCTTTATCCGAGTCTATCCCGGTGACGCTTCTGACGTTGGCAAGACCATCACGCTGCAAGGTGTCGATCAGAACGGTCAGTGGATTCGCACATTGTCCGGCGGCGTATGGATCGATGGCGAGAAGCTGACCCTCGCTCTTCCGTACGTTCAATCGACCAAGAAGTTCATATCGCTGACCGGCGTCATTCGTCAGGCAACCAACACGTCGAGCCGGTTGTACGAGTACAATGCGACGACCTTGCTGGAACTTGATCTGGCAGTTTACGACCCTGATGAAACTTTGCCGCAGTACCGCCGCAGTTACCTGACGGATCGTTGTAACAACGACGAGGATAAGCCGGTGACGGTCATGGCGAAGATGCGCCATATCAACGCGACGAGCGTCAATGACTACCTCATTCCGCCGAGTCCTGATGCCATCAAGCTGATGGTCATGGCGATTCGCAAAGAGGAGAACGATTTGATTCAGGAAGCAGTGGCCTACGAAGCCAAAGCAGTTCAAGCTGTTCAGGAGCAAACGATGCAATACCTTGGGGACGCAGTCGCAACGATCCGAATGGTCGGCGTCGGACTAAACGGCGGTGGATTCTCGCAATGGTTCTGAACCAAAAAGAATAATTTATGGCAATAGGACTTGGAGCGGCAATTTTAGGTGGAGCAGGAATCTCGGCAGCGGGAAGCCTGCTCGGCGGACTTTTTGGTGGCAAGAAGCCCAAGGTGCCTGAGCTAAAGCCGATTGATTTTGCGGGAGAGCAGCGGCAGGCGATTCAGCAGAATATCGCATCGCTTGAGCCTGCAACTGAGTTGGCCACCAAGACGACCGCTGCCGAGCAGTCACAGCTTGAGGCGCAGCTTCGTCGTGCAATTCCCGGTTATGATCAGCTTATTGCTCAGGCTGGAAAAACTATTGGCTCAAGATTGCGTGGCGAGGTTGATCAAGATGTTCAATCGCAGCTTCAACGAGCTGTCGCTGGTCGGGCGGTTGGTGGAGGATTCAAAGAGTCAGAAGGCATTCGAACAAATTTGCTCGCTCGCGACTTTGGTCTGACAGCGATGCAGATTCAGAATCAAGGTCTTGCTCAAGCGCAGAGCTTTATCCAGCAGCAGCGTACGATGGGCATGGCGCAGCCGTTCTCAATCAGCAGCATGTTCATTACGCCTGCTCAGCGCATTGGAGCCATTCAGCAACAACAGTCGGCCATGTACGGTCGTGATTTGACTGCCGCTCAGGTTGCTGCCGCTCCGTCTCCAATGCAGCAATCGGCTCAAACCGCGTTCACTAATTTTGGAGGGATTGCTGGAGGCGCTCTGTCTCAATATGGGATGTATCAAGGATTGATGCAGCAGCAACCGGGAGCGTATCGACCACCATCGTACAATCCTCAGAACGATTCTGAGATTTATCCGAATCTCTACGCACCGACTCCGACGAGGTCGGATATCACACCGCTTTCTACGAGTCTATTCCCGGAGTACGGCTCCTCAAACTACAGACCTTGATTTATGGCTGACCAATCTCTTCAAGCATTTCAGCTAGGCGCATCGCTGTTTGACCGCGCACAGACGCAGCAGCGGATGATGGAGCAATTGCAGGTGCAGACGGCGGATCAGATTATGCGCCAGCGTCAGGCCGATCTTCAGAATAAGGTTCAGTCGAAGGCGTATGCTGATGCGCTTGCAGAGTCGGAGGCGCAGAATCTGGAATACGACGCTTTTCAGAACTTTAATCAGCAGGTGTCTGATTTTTTGAACAACGCCACTGAAAATGGCGCGATGCCAGCTCTTCCTAGATTTAGGTCAAAACAGTTCAACCAGCAGGCGACTCAAATAATCAACGGTTTGGAGCCATATTCTGCTCGCGCAAAACTTATCAAAGAGCAGACGAAGCTTGCTGCTTTTACCGATGAGCTTGAAAGGTCCAGAATTGCTGAAGCCAGAAAATACAACGCATTAACGCGCACCGCCGATGGAAAGTACGTCATTGATGATGCGTTAATTGCTAAAAAACGCACGGAAGAAGAGCAGCTCGGAAAGGCCGCTAAAATTTCTTCGGTTGCAGGTCTTGCAAGTGAAGATTCAATTAGGGCGCTTGGACTTGCCCCTGAAATTGAACTTCAAGCAATTCAGACAATGCGCGCAAAACAAGCGCAAAAGTCTCCATTGACCGCTGCACTTGCTGATTGGCAGCAATCTGCTGAAGACCAAAAGGACGCCAAGTTCCAGATTCTGAAAGCTGCTGCAACTAAGAGCGGTCAGGACATTATTGTCGGTCCTTCGGGAGAATTTGAGTTCAAGAAGGCGCTTCCGCAGCAAGTCCAGACCCAGTTGTTCAATGGAATCAAATCGGCCAACACGGCAATTGATCTGATTGAAAGCATCAAGCCGTCAGATGTGGACAAAGCGTTTAGTGTTGGTGGCGCTTTGAGAAGTGTCGGCCAGAAAATCCCGCTTGTTCCGAAATTTGGAGGAGGACTGAATCCTGAGCAAATCAGGATCAGCCAACAGCTTGGATCTTTAACTCCGCTTGTTGCCCGTGGACTGCTGTCTGAGCAAGGTCGTCTTACCGATGCAGACGCAAGAAGGGCTGAAGAGTTGATTAAGACCAGCTATCTTACCTCAAGCCCAGAGCAAGTTAAGCAAAGCTTGGGTGAGCTTAAATCGCTGTTCCAAAACGCGAAAGACCGCATGAAGTCTCCGCTTGGCATTATCGGAGAGCAAGAGGTTCTAAAAATTGACACCAAACAGCAAGAGCCGGGAGGACAGCCTCAGTCTCAAGTTCAGGTTACTGATGTTTTTTCGGCGATGAAGCAGCCTCCTATTTTCAATTCGGTTGAAGAGGCTGAAAGAGCGGTTCCATCTGGAACCAAGTACAAGGTCGGAAACAAGTTCTACCGAAAGCAATAACATGCCATCTACGGAAATTACTGAGGAAGAGTTTTACACCGAAGAGCAACCCGCTCAACCGGCTATAGCGCAACCTGCTCAGGAAGTGTCTGAGATGTCTGCCCAGTATCAGGTTCCGCAAAGGACCGGACCTGATCCTTACGCGAGCATGTTTCAAGCTGGCTCTCCGCAGCAGCTTCAAGCGGCTGTTAATGACGCTGGTAAAATCGGCGAACAAAAAGCTGTCCAAGGGGAGGCTGGCCAATATGTAACGCCATATTTTCAGCGTCCCGGTGTTATGACTGCTCCCCCTAGTGTTGCAACCTCGGAGGAGGAAAAGAAAAGGGCTGCTGAACAGTTAGCAATTTCTGCTGGATTGGTTGGTAGTGCCATTGCTCCTGCATTTCTTCCAGAGGCTTTAACTGCCGCTGCAACAACTGGAACACTAGGAACAAGGTTGCTTGCCGGTGGAGCTGTAGGTGGAACAGCGGGAGCAACGGCTGGAGCGTTTCAAGCTATCCCAGAACTACTTCGAGGGGAGTATGGTGAGGCGGCAAAAACTGGATTAAGAGAAACTGCTGTAGGAGCAATCGGCGGCCCACTTCTTACTGAAACTGGAAGAGCGTTCGTAAAGCCAGCAATCGCTGCAAAAGAATTTCTCACTGGAGAAGGATTCAAAGGTGCGATGGCGACATTCTTCCGGCCAAGATATTCGCCGAGAGTTGGTTCGCTAGAGACTACTCAGCTTCGCGACATCATTGAGTCTTCCACAGGCGTAAGAGTTCCACTTGGTGTTGCTGAGGCGATTGGCGAGCCGGGGCTTGCTGAGGCAATCAAGAACGCCCCAGTTGGTGCAGAGGTTACACCTCAACACATGGAAAGCCTTAAGAGGCTGATCGTCCTGAACGCCACCGAGCTTGGAGGAAAAAACACGGGAATCACAACTGACGAGCTGGCGAAGAGTGCTGTTGATATCTTGAGAAGGCGACTTGGTGCCGTTTCAAAACCTTACGAAGATGCAATCGGAACGCTTTCGGCGCAGTTGAAGCCTTCAATCGACAAAGGTTTGATCGATGTTCAGAACTCAGCCAATGCACTGATTCCTGGCACTGCGTCAACGCCGTCGTTTCTTGGAAACAAGTTCCGAGAACTTCAACAGGCTGGATACGATTTCTTCAAGCAAACTGACACAAAGAATTTTAATACGCTTCGGAATAACCCTGCGTATCAAAAGCTGATCGTAAAAACTCCAAGCATGTCTGAGTGGGCCAATAACATCGACGCACAAGCAGTCCAGATGTTTAAGGGAACACCTGAGCAAGCTGGTGGTCTTGTCGATCAGTTTGGTTTTCAAGTTCCAACAGATGAAGTTTTGGCCACTCGCGGCATTCCTTCAACCTATCCCAAAGGTACGCGAGAGTTTGTTGCTGCCATCGGCAATATGACTGAAGACCAGTCGCTTGATGCGCTGCGTCGATATCGCACTCAGATTGGCGATTCTATTGGAAAAAGTGACATTCTACCCGGTCTTTCGGATAGGTCTAAGATCGAACTTTACGGAGCAATCACTCGCGATATTGACAATGGAATTCAAAATCTTCCAACCGGAACACTTCGAGGCCAGCTTGATTTGGCCAACAAGTTCCACCGCGAAAACGTGGACAAGTTTGTTGGTCGTCAGATCCAGTCGCTGATAAAAGATGTCGGCGCAGAAGGTGGTGCTGGACCTGCTTCAATCGCCAGCAAATTAGAGTCTGCCGATGCTCCGACTTTTCTGGAGTCAATCAAGAGTGCGGCTAGACCGGAAGACGCTGCTGCAATCGATTCTACCGCGAAAGAATATCTGTTCAATCAGGCCGCAAAGTCTGGTCTTGATCCAGTTACTGGGGAGATTTCAGTTTCCAAAGTCGTCAACTACATCAATGGGCTTGCGCCTGAACTCCAAAATCAATTCTTTCCGAACGTGAAGCAAATTGCTGGCTTGGCAAAACGTCAATCCGCTCTGGCTGGGCTTGATCCTAACAAGGTGGTTTCAAGCCTTACTGTAGATGCAAATATTCTTTCTGATGCGCTTGGCTCAAAAGCTCCAGAGGTTCAAAAGACTATTGCAGACGCCATAAAAGCTGCCGGAGAAAGGGATAAGCAGTTTCGTGGAACGATTCTTGGGGCGTTGAAGAAAGCATCGTCAAGCGATGTGACTGACATTGTTTCTCAGAATCCGAAAAAGTTCATCGGCGGAATTGTAGATGGTTCATACACGCCAGAGCAAAGCCGAGCTGCCCTCGACATGATTGGACGCGAAAGTCCAATGCTGGTTCAGCAGCTTCAGTTTCAATACGTCAATGATTTGATCGAAAAGTACACCACATCGGGCGTTCTAAATTCAAAGCAGTTGGCGTCTGAACTTGCTGGGGAGTCGATTGTCGGAAAAGCGAGTGATGTTCGAAATTACGCTGATGCAATACTTGGGGGAGGAAAGGTTTCTAAACTCAAGGCAGTCTTGGACAATGTTTCAAAACTCGAAAACCTAAAGACTCCAATCGCATCGAACGATCCTCTTGTGGAGGTGATGGCCAGAACTACTGGAGCGGCGGTTGGCGCGGCGGTTGGTGGCGTCGCTCGGGTTGGTCCTATTGGAACTGCGAATCAAGCGGCCCAGATGGTTAAGTTGGCTCCTCGCGTAAAATACAAGATTGCTTCATACCTTCTTTCGACACCTCAGTTGAGAGAGCTTGCGATGAAGCCAATCGGTCGATTGTCAAAGGATGAACTGAACGCTGTTCTCCGTGGAACTGCTCAGGCAGTTGCCGCCAATGAAGGTGATGAATCACCCGACATCGACGAACTTCAAAACCTTGAACGATGAAAACATCCCTCTCCAAAAAGGGTAACACCTATCAGGGCAAGAAGGTGACGCTGAACAAGCCCTTCTACACGCCGGGTGAGCGGAAGAAGAGCGCGGTGTACGTTAAGAACGACAACGGCAATGTCATCAAGGTTCGCTTCGGCGATCCTAATATGACGATCAAGAAGTCAAATCCTAAGCGTCGAAAGAATTTCCGTGCGCGGATGAACTGTGCGGAGGCTAAGGACAAGACGACGCCTAAATTTTGGAGCTGCGCCGCTTGGATTCTGGCGATTGTTCTGTCGGTTTTAACCTCAAACCCTATTTGAATTTATGGACAAGATGAAACTTGGTGGTGGCGGTCGTTACGAGAAACTCGTTAGCAGTCTTGAGAGCAAGGGCGTCAAAGACCCGAAGGCTCTTGCGGCATCAATCGGTCGTAAAAAACTTTCTAAGGAAAAATTTCAATCATTAGCCGCCAAAGGTCGGCGGCGCGCACTTCGAGAAAAAGCCAACGCTTAAAGTTGGACCAAGCAGCTTTTGCTGCTGTGGATTATCTTGTGGCATGGAACGCAAACGGTGACTCCGTTTGCAATGTCGTACCGTTTATCGAGATGATCCTTCCATGAAAGAATATGATGCGCATGCAGTCTTGATGATCCTGATGTGCATAGCTTGTTCATACACTTAAATGCGTCTCTAGCGAACACAGACTTTCTCCATTCAATGTATTCAACACGCCCCATGTCAGCATGTCTTTCTGTTCCGTAAGTGCCACCCTTCCAATTCGGATTCTTTTCGCCTCGCATGTTTAGCTTTGGCTTTCCTGCATGAGCTTTTGAAATAGCTTCTCCTCTTTGTTTGCAGTACACGCCGGAAAGCATCGCAGCTCTTACTTTTTCATAATTTTGATACTTCCATTTTCCAGAGCAACTCAACCCGCAAAAATCATCGGTGGCATCCCGCATTTGTTTTCCACACAGCTTACACGCGCAGCATTTTTGACATCGAATTCTGCTTCCAGATTTTGAATCAAATTTTTCCAAACAAGTGTCACAAGTTTTTACAAAAATCCTTTTGTCTATTGCTTGTTTGCATTTTGGATTATTGTTGTAATTAAATCTTGCAGAGCAACTTTGAGAGCAAAACTGATGATGAGATAATCTTACGACATTTCCACATTGCTTGCACTTTCTGCAATCAGAACAGGTTTTTGAAGCCCCACTTTCAGCGGCAAATCCGGCTCCACACTTCTTGCATGTAAGGTTGAACTGGCGCATGAAATAACCGTAGAACGAAGTATGGAGAAGTCAAGTCTAACGCTTAGGATAGCGTCCCTTGACGTACGGCTTCTTGGCCGACTCCTTATCGACGACGAACTTCTGTGGGTCTGCGTAGTTCCATGAGATGTCGCCGCCCGTACCACGCTGGATCATAATCGATCCGGTGACTTTTCCTTCCTTGTCCGTCATGCCGGAACGATCCGCTCGCTTCGCCATTCCGAGCATAAATTGTCGAGGTTGATTGAAACCAACTTCCTTCATCACAATCACCTCTCTGGCCCAGTTCGTTAGGTCCGACGATCCGAATCCTGAGTAGGCCATCTCTGCCACGCTCTCTGGTTTGTCGTCTCGACCTTTGGGCTTAGGGAAGTGGTGAACGAGAATCAGGACTACGCCTGTCTCCATCATAATTGGCTGGAGCAAGTGCCTCGTAAAGTTCGCGCAAACCTCGATATCCGATGGATTGCCGCCCATGTAGGAGAGCAGCGGATCGATATAAACCACGTCCACCTTAGTCTTGCGAACGAGGCGGCGGAGCATCGTCGCGAAGTCGGAACCAGTCCTCACCGTCTCGCGGAAGAATAACATGTTCGCACTCCGAAGACCTCGCTCCCAGTTCTCCTTGCCAAAGGTCATCTGAGCAGCGCCCTTCAGCGCATCATGCTGATCGGCGATGTCGTTTTCCGCCTGAATGTAAGCTACTTTTAGCGCACGGACGGGCTTTACGCCAAACCAAGCTTCGCCGGACGCCCACTTCAGACCCTGATACGCGGCCATCGAGCTTTTGCCGCATCCGCTTTGACCGACAAAGAGAAGCGAAGATCCGCGCCGAACCCACCTATCGCCGATCAAATTGTCAGGATCATTTTGCGGATCGTACTCGATGATGGCATCTATCGAGAACTCCATCGGCATGTCCTGCGCGTCCATGTCGTCCTTGAACGCTTCCCAGTTCACTGCGCCCACGTTGACGGCCAAGAGCTTCTGCTCCTTGCCATCGCGCATTACACCGGCTAACCGGCTGAACCGGCTCGCGTTCTTGTTCTTCGGATCGATGCCGATGCTTTCGAGGTAGCGATAGACGACGTCGCGGCGCTCGTTCCACTCCTCTCTATTGGCCGCTTCAACGCGCACCCAGCCATGCAGACTCTTGCCGCCGGAATCTATGACGACCGATAGCGGGAGCTTCGACTCCTTCAGCGCTGTCCATTGCTCGTCCTTCGTCTTCTCGTCCATCTCGACTAGGACATGGCGGAAGTTCGCCACGCCGGAATCCGATCCGCTCTCGTCGAAGCATGGATTGATGCGGACGTATGCACCCTTGCTATCGCTGCCATTCCACATGGCGCTGATGGGCGGCGTGAAATGGTTCTTAATCCATTCGTCGCGCTTGAGGAACGTACCTTTGGAGGCTGGCCTACCTCGACCCTCTTCGTCGAAAATGATGTCGTTACAGATGCAGACAACCTCATCCGACTCGAAGCAGGCTTTCAGGAAGTCGATTGTCGTAAACGGCGACGGAGGTTCCGGCATCGATTGGATCGTGCGAACAACGAACTTGCCGGTGGGCGAGATGGGATTGCCGCCCTGTCCAATGCCCGATTGAGCGGATAAAAGCCAGCCACGCGGCTTGTCGTGCGTCACGGTCATTGCCTGATTCACCTTGTGGGCCAATTCATAGGCATTCCACGGTGGAGAGCATTTCTCGCTGTACTCGGATAGCAGTGCTTCAGCCGATCCTCGCGACAGCTCGAATCCATGCACCAGAGCGGTAGCTACTGCGAAGGTTGCGTTATGACCGCCCTGTCCGCTGACGGCACCGGGGGTGTTACGAAGCCATGCTCTGGCACGGTCGATATTTGATTGATTCATTGGATTCCAAGTTGTTTGCGCGCTATGTCCCCGCTTTCGCCCAGATCATTCGAGGCGATTTGCTGGAGAACTGACTTTGATTCTTCGAATTTTGCGAAAAGGAGAGACAGCTCTTTGGGAGTCATCAGGTACTTGCTCCAGTGTTGGATTGGTATGGAGCGAGACTGAAACTTCGCAAAGAGCTGCTCTTGTGCTGCGATGTAGAGTTTAGGGTGCTTGTTCAATGACCGGGGTGAACTTGGCCTTGAATTCGGCTTTCGTTCGAACGTACACCTTGGGTTTTCCGTCACGGGTGTAGGCTATCCCCACCCATTTCATTTCCCCGATTCGTATCTCTACGTCGTCGGAAATGACTTCAACCTGCACCGTACTGTTTCCTGAGTTTTTGAATTTCATCTTCTGAGGCGTTATCGAGATGTC